AGTATAATAGCTGCATCCGGATTTACTGGATCATTATCTGGGTCCGTTTTTGGATTGGGTAATACTGTTTCATTTAGTTCGTCCGTTACATCTCGTTTGACTAACATAGAAACAAAGTCTGCAAGTGTTGACATTTCTATTAGTAGTATTAATATTTTTACAGCATCTAATGCAAATACATCTCTGAATTCAAAAACAGGAAGTTATACAACAACCGGTAGTAACACATTCTTTGGAACTCAAACATATAGTGGGAGTGTTTATATTGCAAACGACTTAATAGTACAAGGTAGTTCCTCAATACAGTATATTTCGGCATCTTCGGTGTCAATAGGTACCAATATTGTCCAACTTAACACTGCCAACCCAAGTGTGAGATTTGCAGGTTTAAGTGTAATAGATAGTGGATCAATTGGTGGTTCTGGATCGTTCTTATATGATTCGGTAGAGGATGAGTTCATTTTTGTTCATAGGGGAAATGGCACTAATGTAACCTCATCTCACTTTATAATGGGTCCAGAAACTTTTGACAATTTGGGTAATGAAACTTATTTAACTTGTAACATAATTACGAAAGGTACTGGAAAAGAACATTTAGTAAATTCTTGTATTTTTGACAATGGTACTACTACTTGTATTAAGAATAACTTAATAACAACAGGAACTGCATGTTTTGGTAGTGTTGCTTATTTTTCAGGTTGCGTAGGTGTAGGTTCTAATTCAATTAACGGATATAGATTAGAAGTTACGAATCCATCATGCGCTACAGGCTATGCTAATGTATTTTACGGATTACATACGGGGAACAATACTTTTACTATTAGACAATTTGGAGCAAATCATCCATCAGCCCCAGCAGTTAATCAAATCGGAGTTTTAAACGCAGAACAACATTTACATTTAGTTACTGATATACAAGCTTGCATAGATGCTGGTACTTCTAAAAATGGTATGTTTATAAAAAGTGGAGGTAATATTGGAATTGGAATGCAGTGTCCAAGTGAAAAATTAGAAATCTGTGGAGCTTTAAAAATTAATGGACAATTATGTAGTTCAACTCTTTCAGCAAACTCTACTTATATAGATCAAGCATCAGGTACTGCTAGATTTTTATCATACGGCCCTAATTCTACTACAAGAGGAGCAATTACATTTTTCCAAGCTAGTAGCACTAATACGTGTCAATTCACCGGATTAACTTTAGATACTTCTGGAAATGCAACTTTTGGAGGTAGTATTTGTAGCGGAACTATAACATCAAATATTAATAATTCAACAGATAATAATTTAAAAATACAAAACTCTACAAATTTTTATGCAAATGGTATTCAATTAATAGCAGCAAACGATGCAGGAGCAGGATATAATAATATAGGTTCTTATACTAATGGAGGAAATACGCATTGGTTGATTAGCGGAGGAGCAACAGCAAACACTATGGTATTTTATACTTGTAACAATACCGAAAGAATGCGTATTACATGTGCAGGATACGTCGGTATTAATAATAATTCACCCGCGTATTCCCTATCTGTTAATAACGGATGGATCCATAATTACGGTGCTCAAAACGCCAGCGGATTTAGATACGAAAATGACGCAGCTGGACACGTATTAAATTTGAATGCTAATAATAGTTACGCACAGCTATACACTTCTACGGATACATCTTTATATTTTGGAACTAGTAATGATATAAGACTTAAAATTTTAAATACCGGAGAAACCTGTTTTAAATGTAATGCTTATTTCTGCAGTTCAACATATGGTATAATGGGATTTGGAGAAAAAGTAATGGATAAAATATGTTACATTACGACAACTACTGGAACTTTATGTGTTCCTTTAGATGGTTTAACTTACTCTTCTTCTTTCCCTACAAGAGCAATATATCTTTATGGAACTTTATTAGATAATGATGCTGCTCACTACGCCCACATGATTTATTTTTATAGAAATGATTATGGTGGATTACAAACGAGTACAATTTCTCAAGCATCACTAGTACACCCATCAACAGCAGGTCAAGCGTATACATTTAGCGTTAATGACCCAGGTGGACTTGGAAAATCAGCCTGTACATTATTATTAAGATTTACATCCGCAGGAGCAGGAGTTGCAGCAGGTAATTATTGTACAAAAATGAGAATTGTAGTATATAATGTACCAGGATTATAATAAATAAAAACTATACTTTTCAAAAAAATTTACAATATATATTTATATACACAAACAAAAACAAAACTAAAATTGAATTATGGAAAAAATTAGTCTTAAGTTACATGAGTTCTTAACATTAGAAGCAGAATTATTCGGTGTTAAAAATCAACAAACAGGAGAAGTTACATCAAAAGGTTTATTAAACGAAAAACTTTCATTAGTGTCTAAATTCTGGTTAAACGAATTAGGAAAGAAAGTAGCATCTGAAAAAGAAAGCGTTGAAAAATTAAGAGAAGAATTAATCAAAAAGTTAGGTACAGAAGAAGAAGGACAAGTGTTCATCAAAATGTACGATGAAGTAAAAGATGAAGAAGGAAATATTGTTTCCCGATCATTAACATCAAACTTTATTGAATTTAATCAAGAGTACGAAAAACTATTATCGGAAGAGAAAGAATTAGAGTACAGAGCATTTGACTTATCTGAATTAGCAAATGTAGAAACCGAAGGAAACTTAAATGTATTCTTCAAATTGGTTAAAGCACCTACTGAATAGTAAAATAACATCTCATAAAAAATTAAAATACAAAAGTCCAATTCATAATTTAATGTTTTGGACTTTTAATTTATATTTATATTGAGAAATAATAAATTTAAATTAAAGCATATAAAATGGCAGAGAAAATAGTATCACCAGGCGTATTTACAAAAGAAAACGACCTATCATTTTTACAACAAGGTGTAGCTGACATCGGAGCAGCGTTCATCGGCCCATTCAAAGAAGGCCCATTAGTACCTACAATCGTAAATTCACAAGCTGAGTTTGAAACATTGTTTGGTTCTGTTGACGACACATATTATACTCCGTTAGCAGTACAAAACTATTTAAGAGAAGCAGGAACTGCAACAATTTGTAGAGTAGCGGGTAAGAAAGGATATACTGAAAAAGCTCCTTTATTATTAATAGCAGCATCAGGCTCATATACAGGTGCATTGGGTATTTTATTCAATACATCAGGAAGTGCAGGTGGATTCGCATCATCATCTCTATCTGATAAAGATGGTAGTGGTGATTTTTCAATTATATTAAGTGGAAGTAATTTATCAGCAGTAGGATATAGTTCATCTATTGAATTAGCAGATGATAACGATATTGAATCAGTATTTGGTTCAAATCCATATGGTACAAAAGCAGCTTATTCATACGCATTCTTTAAAGAAAATGGATTTATATCTAATACAAGTACTTATTCATTATCTGGAGTTGACGGAATCGGAACAGGCTCATTTACAGGTTCATTTACTGCAACAACTGCAAGTGTAGTTGTTTTAGCAGACCAAAAATTTAGTGGTTCTTATGGCACAGGTGAGGCATGTGAGGCATTAACTCCATACATTCAATCTCAATTAATTAGTAATACAAGATATAACTTATTCCAATTCGAAACAATTACTGCAGGAAACACAGCAAATACTAAAATAAAAGTTGGTATTTCAAATGTAAAAGCAGCTGGTACAACAAATGGTACAGACTATGGTACATTTACAGTAGTAGTTAGATCATTCAATGATACCGATAAGAAAAAGACAGTAGTAGAAACTTATTCGAATGTAAACTTAGACCCCAACTCTCCAAACTTTATTAGTAGAGTAATTGGTGATAGAAAAAGAACAATTAGTTCAACTGGTAAAATAACTGAAACAGGTGATTGGGTTAACAATTCAAAATATATTAGAATTGTAAATTTAGATTCAAATACACCTGTACAAGCAGTACCATTTGCACACGCAGCATATCAACTACCTGTAACGGCAGGAGTATACGCAAATCTTATTCCAAGAGTAACATTTACAACTGGTTCAGTAGTAGATTCTACAAAATATAGTGGTATTGATTTAGACAATAATGGTGATAACAAAATCTATATGAAACCAATTCCTGTAAGTGCAGGTAATGGTTCTAACTCTGTATTCTCATTAGATACTATTTGTGGATTAACATTAATGTCAACAACATCTACTGAAATTGCAAAAAGACAATTTATTGTAGGATTCCAAGAAGGTTTTGACGGATTTGCACCAAACACAAATTCATCAGATATTGAACCATCTACAACAGCTGGTAAATTAGCATACGGAAAACATATCTCAGCTTTATCAAACGCTGACGAATATGATATCAATATGGTAGTTGCACCTCACGTTAATAGAGCAGACCATTCATCTGTATTTACTTCAATTTTAGATATGGTTGAACAAAGAAATGATGCATTCTTTATCGGAGATGCAGGTAACGCTTCAACTTCTTTATCAGCAACTATAACACAAGCTCAAGCAGTAGATTCAAATATGACGGCTGTTTATTATCCTTGGATTAAAACAATCGATGTAAACACAAACAAATTAATCACAGTTCCACCATCAGTATTACTTCCAGGTGTATTCGCATCAAATGATAGAGTAGCAGCTGAGTGGTTCGCACCTGCAGGTTTGAATAGAGGTGGTTTAATAGGAGCGGTTAGTGTATTAGATAGATTAACTCAATCTGAAAAAGATGATTTATACGAAAATAAAGTTAACCCAATCGTTCAATTCCCAGGACAAGGTATCGTAGTATTTGGTCAAAAGACTTTACAAGATAAACCATCTGCATTGGACAGAATTAATGTTAGAAGATTATTATTAACAGTTAGAAAATATATAGCATCTACTTCAAGATATTTAGTATTTGAACAAAATACTTCTGAAACAAGAAATAGATTCTTAAACATTGTTAACCCTTATTTAGAATCAATCCAACAAAGACAAGGTTTGTACGCATTCCGTGTTGTAATGGACGATACTAATAACACACCAGATGTAATTGATAGAAACATCCTTAAAGGAGCTATTTACTTACAACCAACTAAGACCGCTGAATTCATTCAAATTGATTTCAACATCTTACCAACTGGAGCAAGTTTTAACGGATAATTTAAGAAATAGATATTTATATAAGAACACAATAAAAATAAAGTAAAATGCCAGAAATATTAGAGTTTGATAAAATGTTTTATAAGAATTTTGAACCAAAGTTAGGTAACAGATTCATTATGGAAATCAATGGTATAGAATCATATATTATCAAAACAGCAGCAAGACCAACATTTACGTCTGAGGTAGTTGAATTAGACCACATCAACGTAAAGAGAAAAATTAAAGGAAAGTCTACGTGGGATGATATAAATATCACTCTATACGATCCAATTGTACCATCAGGTGCACAACAAGTAATGGAGTGGATTAGAACTTCACACGAATCATTAACAGGTAGAGATGGATACGCTGCATTCTATAAGAAAGATATTACATTTTTCTTATTAGGACCAGTTGGTGATAAAATTGAACAATGGACTTTAAAAGGAGCATTTATTAGTTCAGCAAACTTTGGTGAATTAGATTGGGCTTCAAACGACCCATTGTCAATTGAATTAACATTGACTTACGACTACGCTATCTTAGAATACTAATCGTAATAAAATTATAAAAAGAAGGGGATGCAGAAATGTTATCCCCTTTTTTATTTTTTGAAAAGTGTATATATATTATTAAACACAAAGTTATATTATGGAACAAAACATCGAACAACAAGTTACAAGAGGATTGGGTGCAACTACACAATCAACCCCATCCGTATCATCTAAAAAATCATACGATTTCCCAACCGAAACTATTACATTACCATCTCAAGGGTTGGGTTATCCAGAAGGACACCCATTAACAAAAGGTGAAATTACAATTAAGTTAATGACTGCAAAAGAAGAAGATATTCTTGCATCTCCTAATTTAATTAAAAAAGGAATTCTTTTAGATAAACTATTAGAAGCCGTAGTGGTTGAAGATGGTGTTAAAGCAGACGACCTTTTAATTGGAGATAAAAATGCTATATTAATTGCTAGTAGAGTTTTATCATATGGTCCAGAATATAATGTTCAAATAACCGATCCTATCACAGAAGATAATGTTAATTATGTGGTTGATATGAGTTCATTAAAAACAAAAGAAATAGACTTTTCTAAATTAAGTAGAAAAAACGAATATGATTTTGTTCTAAAGAATGGTACAAAATTAACTTTTCAATTATTAACACATGGTTTGGAAAAGAAAATTGATGCAGATTTAAACGCAATCTCTAAAATTAATAAAGATAATAGTTCTGAAATTACAACAAGATTAAGATACATTATTACATCAGTAAATGGTGAAAGAGATTTAGGAACAATTGCAAAATTTATCAATAATCAATTTCTAGCTTCTGATTCAAGAGTATTTAGAAACCACATTAAAGATATCACTCCTGATATTGATTTTACATTTGAATATGTAAGCCCTATTACCGGTGAGAAGGAGGCTCTCCAAGTCCCATTCGGGCTTGACTTTTTTTACCCTTCCATCTAATTATTCGGTAATACTTCATACTGAGATATTCGATTTATTATACTACTCTAATGGTGGATTTTCTTGGAGTGATGTATACAATATGCCTGTTAAATTTAGAAAATTTTACTTTAATAAGTTATTAGATACTAAAAAAACGGAATCGGAATCTATTAAAACTATTAAGACAAATTCTAAAACAAGCAAAAGACGATAATTAATTACTTATTTTATATTTATATGAAATAGAAAACTATAACTATGTCAAAAATAACATTAAAAGAGTTTGAAGATTTTACAGATTTGTTTGTAGATTATTATAAAAATAAATCAAAAAATCAACAAGACGGTTGGATTGAAAGAACATTCAAAAAATATCCATCATTAAAAAATGTTTGGAAAAAATTTGATCAACATATTGGTGATATAGAAAAGGATGTTGATAGAACTGCCAAACCATTTTTAAAAAGCCAAGGGATAGATGTTAATGATATAAAATAATATCGTTTATAAATGGCTAAATCAAAGTATACAACTTTAAGAAACGAAGCAGGCGGATTTGCTAAAACAAGTAATGCAACCGATGAATCATTGGGAGATGTTCAAAGGGAAACTCTTGCGACATTGAAACAATTAAATGTAGAAAAAGCCAAAGGTCAAAAAATAGATGAAGAATTAAAAAAAGATTTAATTGAAAAACTAAAGTTATATACCAAAGAGTTAAAATTAAGAAAAGACGCAGGTGATTTAGTACAAGATGAAATTGATGGTGCAAATGAAGCCCTATCTATTGCTAATAAAATGTCTAGAAATCAGACATTAATTAGAAAGCAAAGTAATAAAACCGCACAGGCCTTTAACGAAATGGAAGGATTGGTTGGTAAGATAGGTTTACAATTAGATAAACAAGCATTTAAGACAAAGGAAGGTGCTGAAGCGGCAAGAGACGCAAATAAAGTTATGGGTGACTATGGTAACACCGTTACCAAAGCAATGCGAGAATTTAAAACTGGTAAAATAGATGCAGATGCATTGGCATCTCGTATTAAATATGCAGGTGAAGAAATGGATTCATTTCTTGATACATTAGACTTAACAAATCCCGAAGTTAAAAAATTATATAATGAAATGAAATCCGTAGGGGGTGCATCTCATGAAATAACTAAATCATTTGCAGAAGGTAAAAAGGCTTTACAAGAATTACAAAAAGGAATAGCAGGTGTAGCATCCGAAGCCGCTGGAGGTATTCCAGGAGCATCGGGATTAGTTAGTGCATTAAGTGGTCTTGGTAGTATGACAATGGTTGGTGGTATTTTTGCAATAGGTGCTGCATTGGGTTCTTTAATGAAAACTGTATTTGACGCAAAGGGTATATCTTTATTTGGAATGCCAACCGCAGTTCAATTAGAGATGAACAAAAAGTTACAAGATAGTATTATTGATCTTAATTTAGAATTGACAAAAGTAGGAATGCACTTAGGTCAAAACGCTAAATTATCAGGTGCAATGATGGCCCAAATGGCAAAGTTGGGTGTATCTGGACAAGATTTTGAAAATTCCACCAAATACGCATCAAACAATTTAGGATTAGCCGGAAAGAATGCTCAAGAAGCAGGTGCGGATATGGCTATGATTGCAGCTAGAACTGGAGTATCATCTGACCAAATAGGAACTATTGCAAATACATTTAGAATGGTGGGTGACTTAAGTGGAAAAGCCGCAGTTAATTCATTGGGTATGGCCGAAAGTATGGCAAAAGCAACCGGAGTTCCAATCAATGCATTGTACGAAGATTTAGCAGAGTCATCAGAAGCTTTATTACAAAATAATTATGGTAATGAACAAAGTTTGATAAAACAAGTTGCAACACTTAGAGTAATGGGAGTTGCGGCATCAAAAGTTTTACAAGCTGGACAAAAAATGGTTTTAAATTATAAAGATAGTATAAGATCAGAAATGCAATTATCTGCTTTATTGGGTAAACAAGTAGACCTTTCCGAAGTTAGACAAAAATTTGCAAGTGGAGATGCTGCAGGAGCTGCAGAAGCTTTACAAAAACAATTAAAGGGAATTGATTTAAATAAAATGAACATGTTCCAAAGACAGTCTTTACAAGAAGCGACTGGAATGGATATGGAAACTATAATGAAAGTTGGTAAAGGTGGAAAGGGTGGAAAATTAGAAACTGAACAACAAAAACAATTGGGGTCATTAAATAATATAGCAACTATAATGACCGGAATTGCAAACCAATTTAAAACTGGTGAAATAAGTGTTAAATTTGCAAATGCAAATGCAGCAAATGCAATGTGGGAAGCTCAAGCAACTGCAGCACAAGCCCATAAAGAAGTTGAATTTAACATGCAGTTAAAAGAGATGTTAAAAACATTAGGATTTATTCTAATTGCACTTGGTGCAACAGCATTAACAGCCACATTAGGAAAGGCCTTATTGAAAAAAGCTGGCCCTAAAGTTGCAAAAATGTTTGGTAAAAAGGCAGTAACTGAAGTTGCTGAAGTTGGTGCTAAAAAATTCTCACAAAAACAAATATTAGCAGGATTTGCAGGTAAAGAAGCTAGAAGTGCAGCTTTAGCAGCAACCGGAAAGTCAACTGCAGCATCGGTTGCAGAAGGTGCATTACCTGGTGTGGCTAAGAGTGGTTTTAAAATGAATTGGGGTAAATTAGCAAAAGGTGGAATGAAAGGATTAGGAATCGGATTATTATCCACAGCTGCACAAATGGCCGGAGAACATTTCGGTGGCCAAAGAGAAGCTGAGGGAATGCAAGAAGCTGATAGAGGTAAAGTCAATCAAGGTAAAGCATTAAAAGCTGGTGCAACGGCATTAGAATATGGTGGATATGGTGCAGCAGTAGGTTCATTTGTACCCGTTATAGGTACAGCAGTCGGTGGTGCAGTTGGTGGAGTAATTGGTGGTATAAAGGGAGTATTTGATAATTGGTTTAGTGAAGATGCCAAAAAACAAGAAGCTTTATTAAAAGAAGCCGAAGAAAAGAAAAAGAAAGATATTGAAGCTGTTAAATTACAACAAGACCAAGCGGAATCATATAAAATCGCAACTGGTGGAGAAGAAATATTTAGAGCAGCTTTAATGGCACAATTACTTGAAGTGACTAGATTATTAGACATACTTGCAATTGAGGCAGATAGTGACTTTACAGGTAACTCACAGGTTTATTTGGATGGTAAGAAAATTACAAGCGGTCTTTATAACAAAGCATCAGCATTATACGCAGCAAATTCACAAACAAAACCTACTAAATAAAGATGCCAACTATAAAAGAATTATTTAAAAGTCAACAAAAGGCAATATACGGAAAATCGGAAAATGTTCGTATTAATAGTCTGGGTTTAATAAATCCACCGAGAGGTGCTGCATTACTTGCATCATCTCCAAATGCATTTGCAGACTTAATAGGAAATCAATTGGGTGGTGCTTTTGGTGGATCGGCTAATAGACCAACCGATACTATTTTTAGAAATGATACTATGTTTGCAAAACCAATATCATTATTTAAAACAAAAGAAGGTTTAAAAACTGCAGTTGATGCCGGAACAGAATATTTTGTAAAAAAATCACCGGCACCTAGTTCAATAATTTCTAATTTAAAACAAGGAGCAAGTAGTCCTGCAGGAATGATAAAGCAGGCAGCAGTTAGTGCAATTAATAATATAGGTGGAAATAAGAGTGGATTAAATTCTTTAAAAGATGATTTAAAAAAGAGAAGTCAAGAAAAGGATTCCGAATATGGAGTAAAATATCAAGAAAACAGATTTGGTAAAAAAATTGACAAAACAAAAACATTTTATGCTACCAATGGAGGTAAGTCGGTACCACACTACCCTTTATATGATAAAATAACAAATAAATACACAGGTAGAGAGGAATATGTTCAAGTAAAATTAAAAGAAAGAGATAACGATACAAATAATTGGGACGATTTGAATGCTACAATAATGAATAGTAATATTTCAACAGATTCAATTGATTCCGATGCTGAAAAAAAATTAAAGAAATCTACAACATCATATATAAAAATACATGTATTAGGTGAAGATAAAGCAATGTTTTTTAACGCAACTGTTTCTGGAATAAATGAAACTGTTTCACCTGAAATACAAGATTATAAATTTTTAGGTTCACCATTTAAAGTTTACACATATGGTGGTGTAGAAAGAAGCTTAACTTTTGATTTTAAATTATATTATTATGATAGAACCTCAAGAGAAAGCTTGGTTGAAAAATTAGAATATCTTACTAAATTGGCATATCCATTTGAACAATTAGTACAGACAAAATATCCAAATCCAAATACAGCCGATAGTGGTCAAATTATGTTTGCTCCTAATTTTATTAAACTAAGTATTAAATCATTGTATACAGATATATTTGGAATAGTCGATAACCTATCATTTTCAGTAGATGATAATACAACTTGGGCAACTTCTAGTTCGGATGATAATAATATGTCAATGTTACCTAGTGTTATAAATGTACAATTTGGAATGAAAATAATCGAAAGTGCAAATAATTATAATATAGTCGACAAGGCTGATAAAAAGATATTTAGATATAATTTTAGAAATACAGAAGAACAAACTAAAATAAATCAAAACTTAGATAACAATCAAGGAAACGTAACTGTTTATAGTACTAGAACTGGCCTTAAATAATAAAAATGAGATATAAGAATTCTGAAATATTAAAATCTAAAACTGGTAAAAATTATTTAGCTAGTACAATTTATCCAAAAATAAAACCAAACGATAATGATTTATATATTATATCGGAAGGTGGTGATAGATTAGATTTATTGGCAAACAAATATTATAACAATCCTGCAATGTGGTGGGTAATAGCTACTGCTAACAATTTAAACGATGCTAACTTTTTTGTACAAGAAGGAATACAATTGAGAATTCCTTCAAACATAAATGAAATACTTTCCGATTTACAAAAAATAAATAAATAATGGGGTTTCCGTACATACAACCAATTAAACAATGGATGGCAGAAGAATTCGAACAAAGAGAACAAATACCAGAAATGGAATCTCTCAAAGTTCCATTTGCTGTATTAACATCTGCTGCAGTAGTTTCAACGGCCCAAACATATGAACAAGCGGTTAAATTTGATACTCCTGCAGGATTAAAAACATATCGTGGTTGTATAATTCATAGTAATATTAATCCAGATACAGCATATTCTTTAAATTCGACAAATACAAATATAGGATTTGATTTTGATGGAAAACAAATATTGGTTGATGGAGAAACTGGAGCAAGAAGACCCATGCCAATTATAACGTCTATATCAATAAACACGGATGGTGATAATAATGCATTAAAAACCGCACAAATAAATTTAACAATTTTTACTTTAAAACAATTAGAAATGTTTGAATTGTTTTTTTGTAGACCTGGATTTAATATTTTATTAGAATTTGGAAACAACTTTTCTCTTAAAGAAAATTTATTAAATAAATACAAAGATTTTAGGGGATTAAATAACAAACAAACTATATTTGGTTCAATACAGGGACAAAGAGATACGATGAATGTTGCAGATATTATAATACCAAAAAATAATTATAAAACATTTGTAGAATCGGAATACATAAAATATTCGGCATTAAATTTAGATGAACAGGCAACTTATCATAATAAAATAATAAATACACGTGGTAATTATGATGTTTTTGCAGGTAAAGTTACAAATTTTACAATGGAAATTGGTGATAGTGGTACATACAATGTTATGTTAGAGTTATCTGCAGGAAATACTGTTTCTATGTCAATTCCATCTACAATAATATCCGACACATCAAAAATAACAGCTTTAGATGAAAAAGGAAAACCACTACAAAAAGAAGAAATTATTAAAAGACAATTGAGAATTGATTTAAATATAGCTAATTTGGATATACCATTGGATTATTTGAAAAAACATACATTTAATTTTTTAAAACCAAATGATTTAGCAAAAGATTCAAATGTTAGTGAATTAAAATATGTTACACTTGATTTTATAATTACACATCTTGTTAACCAATCTTCAAAACATACTGGTTTATCAAATAAAACAGCTTCTATAAATCCTCAAAAAATAAAAGTATCAGGTAAAGAACAAGAGGCAATACCATGCAAATACAATCCAAAAATAATTTCATCAAGTGAAGATATTATATTTCCTGGAATGTTACCAAGTTTTAAAATAGGAAATATAAAAACGGATGAATTAGTTATTGATACAACAACACTTAGAGATTGTAAAATAAATGGTTTAGATTTTAAAATAACAGGTGATGTTGAAATTCCTATAATAGAATATAACCCAACTACTAAAAAAATAGAATCTAATTTTCAAAAATACACCACAGAAAAACAAATAGGAAATGCATTAAATATATTTGTTAATTATAGTCAAGTTGTAGATTGTTGGAAAAAATCACAAACAAAAGCTGATTTTGTAAACGCAATACTGACAATGATAAATAATAATGGATATAAAATATTTAATTTAGTAATTGCACCCATACATGGTGATTCTGGTGGTGGTTCTATGACTATAATTGATAGAAATTTTTCTTATATAACTGATAAAGATAGTAGTGATATAAAATCACCAAATAAAATTTATAGATTTAAAACAAATGGAATAAATAGTATAGTTAGACAATGTACTATACAAATGGATTTAGGTAATTTGGTTGCTGGACAAACTGTATTTCAAACAAGTACGGCAATAGAAAATATATTAAAAGATTTAAAAGATAAAAACGGAAAATTAAATCCAACAAAAGAATACTCTATCCCACTTACCTCTGAAAAAGATGCACAAGCAAATACATATAAAAATGCTGACGGATATTATTCAGTTGATGGTATAGAAGTACAATTGGTAAAAAAATATGTAGATGAACAACTAAAACAAATTAAAGCAGGGAATACAAATAATGTTATAAACGAAAAAGAACCCAAAGCTGGAAAAGACAAAGATAAAAAAGTAACTGAAAAACCAAAAACAGCAGAGTCTATAATTGATTCAAAAGTTATAAAATTTAAAATACCAAAAGAAACAGGAGGTTCTGGAAAAATAGAATCATTAATATTAAACGATAAAGATAATGCATTTAAAGAAATAAGTTCATCTACTCCTAAACCTGGAAATAAAACTTTAACAAATACCAATATGACATTGACCATAAATGGTATATCAGGGTTAAGCTCTGGAGAATATTTTAAAGCAAATGGAGTACCTGAAATATATAATCAAAATGGTGTATTTCAAATAACAAACGTAAAACATCAAATTGACCAAAATGGATGGACTACCGAAATAGAAGCAATGTGGTTAATAATAACATAAAATAAAAGTATGTATAAAGATGTCGCACAAAATATAGAACAATTTACAATAAAGTTTCCAAAAACTTTAGTACCAACTCCAACTGATTATGATTATTCAAATGGGTTTATTGAAAGATATTTTGTACAAAAATCAAATGATATAAATGGACATGTATATGAAGTTAATAAAAATGTATATGCTGAACACTTTGAAAACCCATTTTGGAAAACCGAAACTTTATATTGGAGAATAACTGGTCCAATTGATACTACATATAAATATACCGGAGAAGTTGACGACATTGGTGTAAAAAATTCAAATAGAGCAACTTTAAATATTGCATCTATAAAATTAAAAAACATAGGGTTATACTTACCCAATTTATTACAATTCTACAAATAACTTTGTAAATTGAAATATTTTTCGTATATTAGAGTTCTATGAACCTAATTGAAGATAAGAAATCATTACAATCATTTTTAGCAGGCAATGTAAATATTGACCTTATAATTCCTGTGTGGAGTTCTCATAGAGCACACCCATTGGATAATCGTTTGTCGTTCCTTTATTATAGACAAAGTGACGGAAGTGATGGAATAATTAATTTCAATCACATAGATGCAAAAAAGTTAGACAAATTTGACATATCCAAAATAGTTCATGTCAATACATTAGTTTTAGACAATAGGTATTTAAAGACCATAGGGTTGGATTATGAGTGGGTATCCTTTGAAGAGAATGGGAAACCATTTATCTTTAGTGAGGTCGTAGAATCGGTTTATAGGGGGTATAGAAACGACTTTAAAGAGTTGAATGATTGTGTACCCTTAATGAAGTGGTACGAAGTCCTAAAAACAATCCCAAATATCAGTACAAGAGGAGACTGGTATAGAAAATATACATCAGCAATCAATACATTGGGAAGGTTGGAAGGGGCTGGGGTAAAAGTCGTTGAGGAAAAATTTATAGATAGTTTTAATTTTAATCCGCAATACATCAAGCGAAACGGAATTGTGTATACGCAATACAATCCATACACTACTACCGGAAGGCCATCCAATAGACATCTTAACGTGAACTACTCTGCATTAAACAAATCCGATGGTACAAGAGAAATGTTTATTAGTCGTCATCCACATGGTACATTGATTCAATTTGACTATGAGTCGTATCACATTCGTTTGATTGCAAAAATGGTTGGATATGAGTTCCCCAAAGGAGAGACCGCTCACCAACACCTTGCAAACCTTTATGGGTGTGATATAGAGACGGCAAAGAAAATCACTTTTACATACCTTTATGGGGGGTTAGATGACAAC